CAGCAATTAGACAAGCATACTATTCAGATCAATTACAATTACAAGAAGGCCCACAAATGACGGCAACAGAAGTTCAAGTTAGATATGAATTGATGCAAAGATTATTAGGGCCAACATTAGGAAGATTCCAAACTGAATTTTTAAATCCATTAATCGAAAGAGTATTTGGAATTATGATGAGAGCAGATGCTTTAATGCCAAGACCAGAAGCAATGAGTGGTTTGAATATGGATATAGAATATGTCGGGCCTTTAGCACGTTCTCAAAGAATGGAAGAAGCTATTGCAGTAGAAAGATTATATCAATTAGCAATGCAAGTCGTTCAAGTTGATCCTACTGTGATGGATGTTATTAATCACGAACAAGCGATTAGAATGAGAGCCACATTACTTGGAGTACCTAAAACAGTTTTACGTGGCGAAGATGAAGTAGCAGAAATAAGAGAAGAAAGAGCAGCAGCACAACAACAAGCACAAGAACAAGCGATGGCACAACAACAAGCTGATACAGCATTATCACAAGGTAAAGCTATGACAGAAATGTCTAAACCCGAAACTAAAGAAGGTATGGATGAAGCAATGGCACAAGCAGAACAACAAGGATTAGTATAATGGATAAATCATTAACAGAAAAACAACAAGCATTTATAGAAAATTTTGCACAAACAGGAAATGCAAAACAATCTGCAATCAAGGCAGGTTATTCAGAAGCTACAGCAGAACAACAAGGGCATAATCTTAAAAAACAATTAAGTAACGAAATAGATGAAGCTACTAAAAAATTAATGAGTAGTCACGTTCCTTTAGCAGTAGATAAATTAAAAGATTTAATTTCAAATCCTAAAATATCACCTTCGGTTCAACTTGGTGCAGTAAATAGTTTATTAGATCGTTCTGGTTATCAAACAATTACTAAAATAGAAGATGTAACTGGTAGAAAAACGGATGCTGAACTTCGTGAAGAATTAAGACATTTATTAGGTACAATCGCAGTTGTTAAACCACCCTTTGATCCTAGCGATACTAATGGTTCGGGTTCTATCCAATAATGGATTGGAACGATCATAAACCCAATGAAAGTTTTGCTGGTGTTTTAGATGATTTTGATATTTCAAGAATGGAAATCTATGATGAGCCACGTTATTTACTACATTTTCAATGGGGAGCAACAGGGCCTTGGCGAAAAAAAACTCCTAAAGTGTGTCGGTATGCTTTAGTTGAAATGATAGATGTGGATAAGATTGATTCTCGAAATAAAGAAAAAGAAGATGAAGTAGGTTTGACACAAAAGGAAATTTGGGATAAAAAATATAGACTGAAAAATGGCAGCACCTGATTTTGAAAAACAAATTAAAAGTTTAAAAAGAGATTACGGAATTACTTTTGGCTCTAAAGAGGGCGAAAGAGTAATAGCTGATTTAAAGTCAGCTTACTATCATAGAGGTTCATTTATAAAAAGTGATCCATATGAAACTTCATACCGAGAAGGTCAAAGATCGGTAATTATCAGAATAATCAATCTTTTAAAGGAGGATAAAAATGGCTGATGAGCAAACGACCACAGTACAAGACAACCCAGTACAGGAAACATCCATACTTGGGTCTGGTGCTAGTGAAAATCAAGACTGGAGATCATCTTTAAATGATGAATTGAAAAACAATCCAACAATTCAAAATATTAAAGATTTAGAATCTGCGGCTAATACACTAGTTCACCAGCAAAAAATGATAGGGAGTAGAATACCTATACCAAAAACAGAAGAAGAAAGGGCTGAATTATATACGAAGTTAGGAAGGCCCGAAACTTCTGAAAAGTATAATTTTGCTATTCCTGAAACACACTCTAAATTTTTTAATGAAGAACAAGTTAAACAATTTAAGAATGTTGCCCATCAAATTGGGTTGAATAACGATCAAGCTAAAGCATTGATAGACTTTCAAGTTAAATCTGTTGATTTTGAAAATCAAAGACGTAATTCAGAAGTGGCTTTAGGAAAGAAAAGCACAGAAGAAGCATTGCATAAAGAATGGGGTTATGACTATGATAATAAGGTTAGAGCCGCAAGACGAGCAATGTCTGTATATGCAGATAATGAATTGATGGAACTTTTAGATACCGAAGCAGGTAATCATCCATCTGTTGTTAAATTATTTGCACGTTTAGGTGAGGATATAACGGAAGAAATGGCTAAAAATACACAAAATAATAAATTAGCTGTTTCACCAATAGATGCTAAAGGAGATATTGCAAAAATTTATGCAGATACAAAACATCCTTATCATAATGCTGGGCATCCAGAACATAGAAATGCTGTGGAACAAGTAAGACAATTACACGAAAAAGTTTATGGTAATTAAATAAATTATCTGTTATAATTGTTGTATCAAAATTCGCCCTTCATAGGAGAACGAATAGGTAGCCATAATCGGCTTTAAACATTCGATTGATCGTATCGTTTTACGATAAGGTTTCCCGAAAGGACAAAAGCCGATTTAATGGAATATGTTGAATCAGCATTTTGCTATTCGACCCCTATTCTTCAACTTTGTAAAACTATGGAGATAATATGTCTGTACAAATAACAACGGCTTTCGTTGAACAGTACAAAGCAAATGTATTACACCTAGCACAACAAAAAGGTTCTCGATTAAGAGATGCTGTTAGAACTGAAACAGTTACTGGCAAATCACATTTCTTTGAAAGAATCGGCTCAACAGCAGCACAGAAACGTACTTCACGTCATTCTGATACACCAAGAATGGATACACCCCATTCAAGAAGAAAAGTATCAATGGATGATTACGACTGGGCAGATTTAATAGATAACGAAGATAAAGTTAGACTATTAATATCTCCTCAATCTGAATACGCAATGGCTGGTGCTTGGGCGATGGGTCGTGCTATGGATGATGCAATTATCGCTGCTGCTACTGGAACGGCTTATAGTGGAGTTGCTGGCGGAACGTCAGTTTCTTTACCATCAGGTCAAAAAGTAGCTCACGCATCTGGAGGCTTAACAGTTGCAAAACTGATTTCAGCTAAAGAAATACTAGATGCAAACGATGTTGATCCAGACGAACCAAGATTTTTGGTTTGTTCTGCTGGTCAAATTGCAGATTTGTTGGCGATAACTCAAATTACGTCAGCAGATTATAATTCTGTTAAAGCGTTAGCTAGTGGTCAAATAGATACCTTTTTAGGGTTTAAATTTATTAGATCGCAAAGATTAGGCACGGATAGTACACCATCTCGACAATGTTTAGCGTTTACAAAATCAGCAATAGGTCTTGCTCTCGGAGCAGATATTACTACTAAAATATCTGATAGAGCAGATAAGAACTATGCAACACAGGTATTTCTATCTATGACAATCGGTGCAACTCGTATCGAAGAAGAAAAGATGGTAGAGATAGCTGCTAACGAATAAGGAGATATAATATGGCAACTGCAAAAAGTGTGGAAATCACAAATCTTGATGCAACACCTAGAACTACTCTCGAAGCGGCTAGTGGCGGAGGAAAACTACGTGTTTGGATGGATACAATTGCTGCTGGAACAGGTGATCTTGATAATAATGATATTATTATTATGGCACAAGTTCCGTCAAACGCAAAGCTAGTTAGCTTACAAATATATAATGACGATTTAGATGGAGCAACAAGTGCTGCATTTAATGTTGGCTTATATAATGGCCCACAGGCCTATACGATCAGTGGTACAACTACTGATGCTGCTGCAGTAATTGATGAAGATTGTTATGTTACTGCTTCAACACAATTTCAAGGAGCTGTTACAGCACCTGCAGAATTGTTAGCAGAAACTCGTAATGTAAATGCTATAGCAAACTTTGTTTGGGAAGACGGAGGTCTTGCACAAGACCCTGGAGTTCCTTTACGTATCGCTATTACTATGTCAGCAACACCTGGAAGTGCTGCTGCTGGTGATATTACGATGGTCGTAAAGTATGTTGTAGACTAATCTAAAAGCAACAAGAAAAAAGAAATAAGGGGCGATATATATTGAATTATGGTCGCCCCTTTGATATTATATATAAATTATGGCAACAGAAGTTTCTATCTGCTCAAATGCTTTA